GAGAGGACATGAACTTTGGAACCTCACCATAGGTTTTTCTATAAGTAGGCGAAGATGGGTCATCGTCCCAAGCCGTCCCAATTACTCCCAATGTCAGGTTCGTGCCTTCGCCCGTATAGATAACTCCGTTGTAAGACTCCGTGCGAGAAAGTTTGCGTTGCAGTTGCGTAATGACCAAATTGCTATCTGCCGTATAGGTTGCAACGGGCTTGCCTGAATAGGCAGAAGGAATCCACATCCCGTCCACCATGGAGCCACCAGGAATCGGACGCATACGCAAAGTTCCTACCTCATCGAAGTACAAATCCATCCCCGCTGATGAAGCAATGGCTGTCGCTTCCTTCCATGGGTCGGAGGATTGGTCGAGAGTCGGGTAGAGCAGTTTCGTCACCTGCCCCGTTGCGGGGAGTTGGGCAATTACGGCGCTGTATCGGCTTTGGATGATGTTGAAGATTGCAGTTTCCTTGGCGGTTGCATCAGGGATGTAGAACGAATGGTCGGTGAACTTAGCCTCTGCCACACGCAGACTTCTATCCGAACCTGTGACAGTAATCTTCACACCCTCTGCTGTATCGGTTATATCGACATCGGTGAGGCTGAAAACTCCTAGAGGCACAAGTTCTTCTGTACCGTCTGCGAAAACTACCCCGCGATAGATACGGGCTTCACGGTTGAAAACTAGAAGGGTGCTTGAGCGCGAGTTCCTTGGAACCCAAGTTCCATCGTTATCGACCAAATCAATCGTGCATTGACGGCGCACCATGCGTCGATTGTCGATAGTGACATCCCCGCCGATGACTTGAGGAGAGGCGATGATTTCATTGTTTCCCACATCGTAAATGTCCACGCGAGTTTTCATCACATGGGATTTCTGTACGGCTGAAAGGAACCGCGCCGATACTGGATACATTACGGAGCATCCACCTCGACATAGGCAACCTTCGTCGTGCGAGTCAAATTCGTGAGTTTGCCCGACTCCACAACATCGCGGGTGGTGAATCTAATGTACTTCTGGCGACCGAGTGGGTCTTGAACGAAGATGGTGCGTTGGCAAGAGAGCAGAACGAATAAGGCGTTCCACTCTGTTTCGCCTTGCGTTAAGAATGTGTAGTCACCATCAACGCCGAATATGCTGGAGGTAACGACAATCTTCTTAGCGCCTCCGAGCGGTTTGAAAACACCTTGGTTCTCATCAATAACAGAATGAAGCGGAGTAAGGACTTTGATGCCATGGACTCGAATTGTCGTGTCCTCTGGCGCTACGAATGTCCAGTTGGCTACATTCGCAATCGAGATAGGTTCAGTCGAAACATATTGCGAGGATAGAATCGCCATCAGATTGATGCCATCGCTTTCGCTCGATAAGTCACGGTCGCCCCGATCGGCGCTTCATAGTCATTAACAATGGCGATTTGTGCAGTCGAGGCAGTTACAGGACTAGAGCGAAGCGCTGTGTAGTTCACGCCGTCCTGTGTGCGTTCCACCTGAAAAGTGAAGAGGCTGAATCCACCGCGAGTCCAAACAGGAGTAGTACCTGAATGGAAAGCAATCTTGTCTACATAGTGGACTTCACTCGCTCCAGCACTTGCCACCTTGACCAATACTTGAGCAGATACCGCACCGACTGGCGCGAGGGCTGTAACGGTTGGCGTTGTAAATCCTGCGTTGGTATCAGCAACCGCCGTTCCGTAGACATCGGCAATCGTGGCTCCGACTGAATCCAGCCACCGAATTCCCACATAGCAAGAGCGTCCAGTTGTTCCCGCCATGAATGAAGCGATGGCGGAGAAGTTCGCACTTGGCGAAACAGGGAAGGCAGTTCCAACCGTGGTCATGGCTGTCATATCTCCAGCCCCACTTGCCGTCAAAGTAAGGGAGGCTGTGCCAGATGCGTGTTGAGCCGTCGAGCGAGCGATGGCACAGTTGGCGAGGAGAATCCAGCCCGTAGTGTCGGTTTCGATGTCAGCCTGATTAGCCGAAAGCATATTCGTCCGACCGAAAATCGTGATGGCTACTGCTCCCGCCGATGAATCGAAAATAGCCGAAACTGTCGGAGATGCTGGAGCGTCGATGGATAGGGAGAAGGTGTTGTACGCCCATGCTCCAAAGTAGTTCGCACCATTCGCCAACGATGCAACCCGCACATACGCTCGATAGGTGGTGGAGTTCGCAAGGTCGCCTTCGAGAGTTTGACCTTTATTGTCCGACTGGACGATTCCTGTTCCCAAAACTGGAGTTGAAGTGTCAGGGCTGAACCCAGTCGCGCCGTAAGTGACGGAATCGAAAATCTTTATCTCGTAGGCGGATTGAGGCACACCATCGGTTTGAGCGTAAGTCCAAGTTACTGACGGAAAGGATGTGTCGGTGATGGTTCCTGTAGGCGCGTCCACCGTTAGAGTCGCCACCGATGCAGTTGTGACATCAATGAAAAGTTCGTATAGGTTCGCTCTGTCTCCGCTTATCGTTGCTAAATCCAAGAACGAGACAACGAGATTGTCTATATCCGTTTGAGTCCATGCCACTCCAGTTGGAGAGTTCGGGAGATTGAAAGCCAAGTCATAAGTTCCGATTGACAGAGCATTTGCCTTCACAATCGGGACATAATAAGAAACCGCATGACCATTACGGTCTGTTATCACTCCGAGTTGGAATGAAACAAGACCCGTCGCGCCGATGGCAAGGCGAGCGCGTACATTGACTGACACAACCTTCTGTCCTGCTGGAATGGCGAATGTCCCGAATTCCGTCACATACCCCGCTTGAACTGTTCCACTTGTTCTAGTCAGGTAGGTGCTATCCGAACTATCGGCAAGCGCACCATAGGCAGTACCGCCACCTGTGACGGTGAATCCAGAAGCGCCATCCCAATTAGCGTTCGGTCTAAGTGTCGTCAGAGCCATTACTTCACCGCCAATGATTTTGCTAGTAAATCGAACTTCTCTTGTATCGCATTGCCAACCATGGTGGCAACTAACGCCTCATCCTTCACGCCAGAAGCGTCCACGGTGACTTGTATCGCGCCTTGGGCAATATGGATTTGTTGCCCGACTCCGCCACCACTCGTCCCCGATGTGCTGAATGGAGCATCCGTGAGTTTAGTGTAAGCCTTATTCGCATCCATGATTGACTGACCATAGACAGCGTTCGCACCGATTCCGCCGATGACAGAACCCGTGAACTGAATCTGTTTTTGAAGTGCGCTGACTTGATTAACTGCCTCTTGACCGCCACCGAGAATTGCCGCCGCGAGTTGTGCGCCTTTGACCACGCCTTCGTCAATAATATCCTTGAGAGCAGAGTTATCAAGTCCCATCGCTTGAAGTTCGGCAATCTGCATGGCGAATTGCTTTGCCTTATCAAGTTTGTTCTGCATGGATTCGATGAGAGATTTGGCTTGAGGAATGAAACCATCGGGAAGTTGAACACCCTTGATTCCTGCGAAATTGATAACGACATCCTTGAGCGACTTGGCGAAGTCTTGCGCCGCTTGAGCCATGGCATCAATCGTCTTTTGAATCGAGTCGATACCAGAAATCATTGCTTCTGAAATCTTCTTCATCAAGTCTGCTTGCATCTTAATCTTCGCCGCCGATTGCACCCCTGGGTCGGTTGTGGGTGGCGCTGGCGGAGTTCCGATAGGTGCTTGCGTCTGACCAGCGATGGTCATGTCTTGAGTGAAGATGGTGGAAGGTGTAAAGCCGAGCGCATCCTTTAACGATTTAATGACATCGCCAATGGCTCCACCTGTTTTCCCAAGTACATCGCCACTCATAAAGTCTTGGACTTTATTGCTCAACCCAGCGACGAAGAGCGCGGAAGTTTTCGCCGCATCGGAGAGTCCAGAAACAAGTGCTGACCCAACATCGGCATCTTTGATATTTCCTAAGACATCGGCAACGCTCTGGAGTCCATCAGCCGCGACTTTGGCACCCTTGGAGATATCTAGGAAAACACTCGTTACATCAAACTTCGCACCGAAATCAGCAACAGACGTTCCGATTTTAAGCATCTGACTTGCAACCTTGCTCAAGACTCCAGAGATTCCCGTATCGTAATTGCCCCAACTCTTCGCCCAATCCAGAGCCGTAGTTTTCGCGCTGTTCAATGTATTGCTTGCCGATGAGAGAGCGGAAATAGCCTTCGTCGCCGCGTCAGCGCTTACGGCAATGTCCCCGATTGGACCCGTCATGCCAGCAGGAGTCTTGCTAGTGCTTAACCACGCCGAAAGGTCTTTTAACCCAGCACCCATTAGGTTGCCCACTATCGGAACTTTTTTGGCAAGGTCACTCAGCCATTTGAAAAAGTCCGAAAGTTTGTCCCGAATAGGGTCAATGAGGTGGTCGCCAATCCAGTTGGCGATTTTGCTGATAACATCGCCAATCCAATTCGCCGCTTTTTCGATTGCTTGCCCAATCTTGCTAAACACCTCACCGATGAAATCTTGCGCGACCCCGAACCAATGCAGAAGCGTAGCGATTCCTTTAATGAGGGTCGCAAATGTGACGATGACGAATGTGACCGCCGTACTGATGACATTGCCGATGAAGTTGAACACGGCGATAACAACCTTGCCTAAATCATGGAACGGGTCGGTTAAATGCTGAATTCCTTGGAGTAGCCACTTGAGCAGGTCTACTACGAAGATGACAGCCGTAAGGACGACACTCTTGATGAAGTTGAACACGGACGCGATGGTTTTCCCTAGTGAGTCATGCACATCCAAGAGATGCGAAATCGCCATGAGCAGGTCAGAGAAGAGGTCGAGAACGAACCCAATCACCTTGCCGATGATGGTGGCGACTACATTGAACGCCTTGGTCACGACATCGCGGAAAGTCTCGGAGTGTTTCCACGCCATGATGAAGATTGCGATTAAGCCGACAATGACGGCGATTACCCATGTGACAGGAGAGGTGAGAACGCCCATGGTGACAGTAAGCGCTTTAGCCGCCGCATCGAACGCATACATCGCCCATAGAGCAACTGTTTCAGCCGCACTTACAACTCCGAGTGCGATTGATTCCGCGTAGAAAGACGCGGTTAAAATTGCTAGGGTCGCGCCAAGTGCCTCTGCTATCGTCTTGTGGTCTTGGAAGAACTGCGTTAATCCAGTTATCAAGTCTGCGACCTTTTGGATAGCCACGGCTAGGACGGCTACGAAAACTTGCCCCACATCATTGATGACCACACTAATAACTTTGAGAACTGACAACAACGGTGCAAGTGAGTGAACCAAATCCATCACGGCGCTACGAACTTTGGAAGAAGTCGCCATGAGGGAAAGAAGTACGGCGATTGTCATTCCGATTGGACCTGTCAGTTTTGCGAAAAAACCACCGATAGCGGGAAGTCTAGTGAGGAATGAATCTTTCGCCCCGAAAAGGGCAAAGGCTGTACCGAGTCCAGTAACAACAGGAATCGCCCCTTTTATTTTCTGCGTCATGTTGTAGACATTGAGTTGCGCCGTATCCATCTTGGTAATCCAGTCTTGGATTTTAATAACAGCGTTAGTTATAGGAGTTGTCAGAGCCTCAATCACATTGCCAAGGGCGACGATTGCATTGTGGACAGCGCCAGAACCTTCTACTGCATCCTTAAATGCCGAAACCATGTGATACAGATGGTAGATGAGGGGACCGAAACCTTTGAGTAGCGCGTTACCGATTCCAACCATGATGTCATCAAAGATACGCGGGAACGAACGCAAGACTTTTGATGGTGTCTGCATCGCCGCTTCGTAAGTGCCAGCGACTCTTGCGCCTTCTTCTAATGCCATATTCATCGCCGCTTGGACTTTTTGCGCGGCTGTGAGTTGCTTAGTTGATTCGTGAAGGGTCGCCGCCATTTTCTGATACGCGCCTTGCACCGAACCATTGATTCCAGCAGATTTGAAAAGTTCGCTTCTTTGGGTC